TAATTGGCCATCCTGTGTGCCAGACAATCTTGAAACCACTCCAGAAGGTCTTATTAGACATTCTAAAGGAGATTCCAACTGACTGTACTTTCAAACAGGATGAAGGTGTTAAAAAGTTAGTGGAATTATCTAAGGATGCTAATTATGTTATCCACTCAATCGATCTTTCTGATTGTACCTGGAATTTGCCATACATACTTCAAGAAATTCTTCTTCTAGAACTAGGAGTTCCAAGAGAGTATTTAACACTCCTGAGACTTCCTGTCTATATGAAGAATAAGTTTATCAATGTTGAGAAGGGGCAAGCTATGGGTTTAAATCCTAGTTTTCCTTTATTTTCTCTATTCCATAACATATTATTAACTGGATTCTGTATTCAAGAAGGTGTTAAACCTGATTGTTTTAGAATCTTAGGAGATGATGTGATTTTATGGAATGATAATGTCCGACAAAGATACTTACAATTTTTGAATTTCTTTGAAGTACCTATATCGTCCAAGAAAACTTTTTCATCAAAATTCTTTGGTGAATTTGCTGGACAGATTATATTAAGAGGGGTAAACATTACTCCAATTAAATCTAAAGATATCACGGCATCAAAAATACAATTATACAATACCTATAAGACCGTACTTGGCAAAAAGCTGAGATGGTTAAATCATTGTTCTCTAAGTTCCTTCCTTATAATAGGAGGATTACCTAGGAGATACGGTGGTTTGGGTATTGGGAACTTTGATTCTTTAAAAGGATTTGATATATGTAAATTATTGAATCCGCATGTTGTCAATAAAGGACAATGTGCTAGAGTCACTGTTGCTGTATTACAATGTAGGATATCTATAATGGAAAGTTATAAAGTTGGATTTTACGCTCCATCAGGATCTGTACGAAAGTATAGTATTCATGATGAGATTGATGTAGATCCTTTTACTATCCAGGGAAGGGAAGTGATAACATTTCCAATCCCGTTTAGTTCATATAACCTTCCACCAATATTTGACGATTACGGATATATTGAAGTTCCTGTTAAGACTGGAGATCCTAAGTTTCTTAGGAAGATGTCGCAATATGCACAAGCTACTGAAAAGAAGCTTGTATCTGTGTTTAACATAGGTAGTCCATACCAAATTTTCAAACAGTTTGGCATTGTGATTGCATTGTTGC